TGTATAATTAACTTTGTTTGAGCCAGATACAAAGTATGATTGAGATTGTTGAGCAAATACTTGCACACTTCCTTTATATTGTATTGTAGAAACACTACCTGTTGTATCCCATAAAACCATTCTATATTGGTCACCAACTTTACTGCCTGATATTTGAGGAAAATTAAATTGTATTAATTGTGAGTCCGCAGTTGTAGAATAAGATGATGTACCCAATGAAATAGATGATGATGCATAAGTTAACATATTTGTCAAACTTATTGCAAGACTACCTGATGAGATTGGTTCTTTGTATCTGAATGCAGTTGGATTACTGCCACTAACATAGTATGATATCATTTACTTGTATTTAACTTGTCTATACTATATAACAAATAGACCTGTGCTATGTTTTATCTAATAAAAAACCCCCACATTACTGTGAGGGTTAATTTTATATCGTATATTTTCTACAATTATACTGCTTGATAAGCTGCGATAGTTACAGAGCCACTCAATTTAGCGAATGGGTCAGTTGTAGTTGAGCCACTCAAAAATTGTGCGTATACAGGCTCGTTACCTTGTAAAGTAATGCTGTATCCGTAAAGGTCTTGTAAGTTAGCGCCAGTTGAAATTTGACCTGCAGTTAAATCTGCACCGAATCTTCTACCTACTAATAATGCATCACCTGCGTTAGTATGTACGATAACTCTTGGTCTTCCAGCTGCTAATACTTTCAATTCTTTGGTCATTGCATTAGTCAATTTCTTCAAATTCAATACTGCTTCTTGTGTGAAAGAAGTTGTACCGTTTTCTCTAGATGTATTTACAGTTTCTGTATAAGTTGATGTACCTTTAAGGTCATACTTGTATACAGTTGTAGAAGCACCTAATGAAGTAATTAATGTATCTGCATCTTCTGTACCGAATGAAGCTGTTTCGTTGTAGTTAATAAAATATACGGCTTGCAAGCCACCTACTGAGTCTTTGCAAGGCTCTTGTCTTGATGATTGTAAATTACACGCCATAGTTTTTAATTTTTAATTTTTATTTAATTTATTTACTACAATTATGCTTTGTGAATTGCGATGTCAGAACCGATACCGATTTGAACACCAGCCGTCATACGCATGATAACACGTACATTTTGTGAGCCGTCCAAATCAGCCATATCTAATACCTTAACTTCATTTGTATCAGAAAGCAAACCTGTACCAAAGAATAAATTTGATTTTTCTGCAGCTACCATATAGTTGTTAGAAAGTCCTGGTGCTACAAACAAAGGAATACCATTGAAATCAAATGGTTTTTGGCCAACTGTTACTAAGTTGTTGTATCCGTTTGCGTAGTTAGCACCTAATGCTTGTTGATAAGCTTTAGCTACATTGTTTGGAATATAGATAGTTAAATCTTCTTTTCCATAAACTGCGTCAGGTACTGCAGATACTAATGCATCCAATGCAGCGATTACATTTGCAGAAGTGATTGAGCCACTTACAGATGATGATACTACACCTGAACCACCAGCAGTCATTAAACCTAATAGACCAGTGAATGTACCACTACCAGATGCAGATGCTCTCCAGATAGATTGTTCGATTTGTTGAGCAACTGTATTTGCTACATTTGCTAATAAGAAATCTGTAAAGTTTGCTGGCAAATTGTCATACACAGAGAATCCCATTTCTGCAGCTTCCCAGTCACTTCTAAAGTCTTTCTTACATAATTCGATGTTTACTTGTAATTCTTTTGGTTGCAAGATTGCTTCTGTTAAAGTTACAGAGCCAGTTGCTGCGAAATCACAAGTTGCATCTTGGATGATGTTGCTTGTTGCAAGCTTCTTCATTACTTGTTTGAACTTAACATTAGGAACGATTGTAATCGCTCTTTCAGCTAGGGTCTTACCAGATAAAAGTGCAGCCGAGATGTACTTGCCTGCAAATTCACCAGCGTATGTACTAGTAATAGAAGTAGATGTTGCAAAGTTTTGTTTTTGTTTCATTTCTTCTTTTTTTAATTTTGTGAATATTATTTAGATAAAGCTTCAAATACTCTATCCATTGTTGTTTTTTGTTTTGGTTGGAATTTGAAAGATAAGTTTACAGCTTCCTCATCTACTGGTGCACCATCTAATACAGGTACATCTGCAACTTCCTCTTCTTCTTTTTTCTCATCTGCACTTTCTTCATTTTCCTTTGGGTCTGCTGCAGCCATTTCCATTTCTTTCTTATACTTAAATTCGTTAAGTAAAGATTCCATTTCCATTACTTTAGCTTCCAATTCTTTAATCTTCATGTCTTTTTCATCTTCCACCGGTGCTGCTTCCATTTCCATTTCTCTTTCGATTTCTACTTGAGATTCTTCTGGAGCTTCAGGTTTTGCTTCTTCAACATTTTGTCTTTCAGTAATTTTACCATCAGCAACCATTACTCTAATGATTACTTCGTTTCCTTCTGAGTCTTTCAATGCGATTTCATGTTCACCTGCTGGTGCTGGAGATTTTGTTCCATCTTCTGAAACTACTGAGATATCTTCACCTACATCAAATGTACTAGATTCTAAAATAGTCCCATCTTTTAATTGACCATAAGCTAATTCAACTTCCTCTTTGTTATCAACAGAAAGTAAAGTCATTATCTTATTCAACATAGTTTGAGCATTCATGTTATTTATATTTTTTTATTTAACAATTGATTTATATATCGTTTAATTTTGCGTAGGATAAGGTGATTGCGTTTTACCAATACCTTGTGCCCATAATCTACCATCGCAACACTTACGAGAGTATTTCTTTTTATCTTTACATAGACAACCTCTTCTACTGCCAGGACTTGGTGTTGCTAATCCCTGTGTTGGTCCAATGTATATGCCGTATTCTTGTGCTCTTCTCATAATCTATTTAACAATCTAATAATTATTTTTCCAATTACTTTAATCCTTTCATTGCCTGCTTATGCATCATTTCTTGCACCAATGCAGTATCTGCTTTATATGCAAGATATAATAAGCATTTCTCTAATGGTAATTTAACTACTTCATCAAACTTTAAGATATCACCATTAGTTAATTCTACTATTGAGGAATAACCTCTCCACTTCTTTGCATGATTGATTTCAAAAGAAGTTGGATTCCCTCCTCCTCCTTCAAAGATTTCAGGGTATAAGAAGCTAAGTCGTTGCGTAAATGCAAAAAAAAACTGATACATCCGAAGTTCATATCCATTGTAGTTTGCAAGAATACTGTTTCATCTTCTAAACCTGTGTATTCTTTTATCTCATATAATTCTCCACTCTTGCTCACTATTGGTCTATATAGTATTGATAATATCTTTGGCCAATTCTTGTCAATTGTAATCTTGTCAAATTTAGAAATATCTAAATAAGCACCATACGCCATATTAGATAAATTAGGTTCAAATCCATATTCAGTATCTCCTATTTTAATAATCCTTTGCAGATTATATTCAGTATTTTGCATAAAGCTATTCATCGTTTCCATTACATGCTTAAGTATTTCGATTGGCATTTGTGTTGCGAAGTTAGGTGCAACACCACATAGAATGTCTAATGCAATGATAATACTTTTATCAATCATATCTTCATCATCATCCTCATCATTTTTATACAGGTCTAAATTCTTTTTATACTTTAAGTAAGTCTCCAATGTAATATCATTCCAATTTGTAGGGACTCTTACTTTTACTTTTACTTCTTCCATATTTTTAATTTATTTTGATTGTTGTTGGTAATTGGCTTTGGCATTGTTGTAATGCTATCTCTAATACTTTAACTCTGCTCTCTGCAATATCTCTTTGTGTTTGTAATATCATTGCCCATTGCTTAAAATATTCTACATTGTTTTCTAAACCATCAATGTATTCTTGCACTTCTTGTAAATGTTTATCTGATTGAGATTGCATATTTGCCTGTGTTTATTTGTTTTTGTGTCAATTTCATCATTACTCCGTATCTTACTGCATCTATCAAATGATTATTTGCATCTATTGGTTTGTCGATTGTATTTCCTTCTTTGTCACTAATCCATTCATAAGAATAAAACTCATTGATTAGATTTATGCTTTTCTTTGTTGCAACTAAATCCCAATTCATCATTTGCTTTATACCAAACGAAATACTATCAGGACCTTTCTTTACTGCTTTGATATTAAATCCCATTCTATACAACTCCTCATTTAGTCTTGGTTCTGCACTATCTGCAAATATCTCATCTCTACCTACACCTATATCTCTTAGTTTATCTGCGATATCATTTGTTGTCATTCCTTTTTCATAACACAATTCCTCAATGATTACCTTATCACCTTTTCTACTCAATCTTACAATTGCAGTTTCATCATTTACAAACCCGTAGTCAATCGCATAACATAAGAAAGTTGCATCCTCTAATTCCCAATCCTCACAAGTATCAAATTGAAATATTTGTTTATCATTACCTGCAAACTCACCTAATGCATATATGCGATAGTATTTATCACTTCTACCTTGCAGTGATTCTATTGCATTGATTTGTGCTTTAGAAAGATATGGATTGTTTTTGTAAGTAGTGTGGTAAATCATTACATCATTTTCCATTCTATTTTTGTATAGCCAGTGTGTCGGTCCAAAACTGGGGTTATAAGAATAGATAATCTTTTCTGTTGTTCTAATACCTAATTGGAATGCATCATCTTCTGATAATTCTTGTGCTTCATCAATCCAACATATATCTCTACGGCTTCCTCGTACTTTATCTGATATATCTACTGAAAAGAATTCTATTGTGCTTCCATTTCCGAAATCATATATTCTATCGGTTGCATTCCATCTTATATCCTCCCATATACCTAAGTCTTGCATTATTTGTATAAAATCTTTCATTGCGGATTTCTTTAGTGATGGCAAGGTCTTTCTAATGATTGAAATATCTTTTACCTCATTT